CGCTGCACCATCGCCAGCGATTGCCAGCCGCCCAATTCCATCAGCGTCACCAGATCCACACCAGCCAGGACCATGCGCGCCGCCCAATCATGGCGCCAATCGTGGATCCTGAAGCCCGTCACGGCAAACGGCGTGTCGCTGACATAGACTTCGCGAATTAAGTCAAGGGCATGAGGACCCCTTGATGAAGATGAACCATCATCTCTCCAACAAATACCAAAGTAAACCCAAGGATAATCTTTCATGTCGATGTGTCTTATCGGCCCCACAACATCGCCGTTCCGCATCCGGTAATACGCGCCTTCACGGATTTTCATATTACCGCCCCCAATAAAGCCAGCGCCAGAATAGCGCCGCAGATTGCCAAGATTGCCAGCGCTTGCCCGCGCGTGATCGGCGCGTAATTCCGATCAGGCGCAGGGCCGGGATAAAAGCCGCCCCCCATCAAACCCCCTCCAACAGAACAAGCCAAACTGCCGCAATCCAAGAGATGCCCTTGAATAGTGCCTCGAATGCCGCGTTGACCGGCCCGGCGCCAATCGCTAGCGTCAGGATCAGCAACGCGCAAAGCGGGCCTAGCACGATCCACCAGATAATGCGTTCGTGGTTCATTCTTCGATCTCCTCGTAAATCTCTTTCAACATCGCGCCTGAAAGAGATGTTTTCCTCTGAAGCCTTGCAAGAATTGCGCGATCAATTCCCTTGTTGGCAACCAGGTCCCAATATTGGGCAGTGCCATTCATGCCTATTCTGTGGATGCGGTCTTCTGACTGCCATCTTTCAATTGAGTTGTCGCTGTTTGAATAATAAATTGCATTAATGCATCCTCCAGATTGCAGATTCAATCCTGTCCCTGCAGAAGCTGGATTGGCAACAAAGAACCTCGCTCTGCCTTCAAGGAAATCTGAAACAGCCCTTTCTTTTTCTTCTCTCTCTGTTCCGCCATAATATGAAACGGATTTCTCGTCAGGGAATTTATCTGAAAGCGCTTGAATGATATTCGTTATGTCCTTCCTGAATCTTGCCCAGATTATGACAGGGCCTTCTATGCATTCAATGACATCAATCAAAGCCCTGCAGCGAGGGTTTAAGGGCGGCGTGTAAAAAGATTTAGCAGAACCATCTTCATTGTAAACAAAGCCATTCGATATTTGCTGAACCTTCATCGCGGCTGATGCAGGATTAATTGATGATATTCTCTCAATATCGCCAGAGAGCAAGGCTTCCTTGATTTCTGATTTTATTGATGATATCTGATCTGATTGATAATTTGATAACTCAAATGGCCAGCGGACAAAAGTCTTCGGCGGAAGACCGATCTCGTCTTTTGCTAATATAAATGTGTATGGCTCTATGAGGCTCATGAACCGTTCAAGGTTCTTGCTTCCGACAATCTGCTTGCCTTCAAATCCTCCCATGACACAATACTCATTCCTGAACGAAGAAGAGTATCTGATGCCGATTATTGATTCATCAAGCCACTTAAACTGGGACCAAGCATCTTCCAAATTGGCAGCAATCGGCGTCCCTGTCAGGATCATCCTTCTTGAGCAAAGCCTTCCGATCTTGCTTGAAGATTTCCAGCTCAAAGATGAATGGTTTTTGATCTGGTGACTTTCATCAAACACAAAAAGCACTCTGCCGGAATGCTGCTGGATAAAACTCAACGCAGCATTGAATCCTTTTGAGCCTTCCACTCTCAACGCTTCGACGTTGATGCAAAAGAAGACTATCTTCCCAACCAGGGACCTCTGCGGGCCTTGAGGCCACAGATAGCAATCATAAGGAGCGCCGAAGTGCTCTGGTATTTGCTGAACCGCCCACTGCTTGTGTGGACCCTTCTTGCTGACGACAAGGCAAGCTGTTATCTCTCCAGAGGAGAATAGCTTGCCTGCATGGGTAAGCGCGACCCATGTCTTGCCTGTTCCTGGGCGCATGAAAAGTGCAGAGTTGGTAACACTTGAAATGTGTTTAATTGCTCTTTCTTGATGAGGCAGGGCGCTTGTTCTCGGGCTATAAGAAAAGTCCGAGAAAAATTGATTTCGTGCTTGTTTTTCTGAATTCTCTTCAATCGTGGCAGAAAGGCTTTCAACGAGTGTGCTGATGTTCCTTTTTGATGCCTCGAAAGAAAGGCCACCGCCCTTCAACCAAAGCCTTCTTCCTTCGAGAAGTTTAACAACAGATAAGTTTTTGATTGTCGGCGCGATGTTTATCGTTGCCAATCCGTTGTCGCCTTTTTTGATGTGCGGCATGAAATTGACCTCTCTGTAAGCAGCGAGAAGCGCAACCCTCTCGCTGCTTTTGTTGCTGGAAATTACTCAACCCGGCAATTGCCGTGCTCGATGTCCCATGCCAGGTCATTGAGGCGACCGCCAGAAGAAATATATTCTTCAAAGCTGATGCCAGGATTGCTGATGATGATCTGCATGGAGTTAAAACCATGACTGCCTTCCCGGCGAGGGTTGACAGCCGACCCATCATCAGCAAACTTCGCAGGGTGCAAAGATTTTCCGCTGTAAGCGGAAACGCGGCGAGCCTTCGGCTGCGTAGATTCAGCCTTGGGAGCCTTGGGAGCCTTCACGCGAGGCTTCTTGGCGACTTCAGTTTCAACATTTTCCATGGTTTCAGGTTCTTCCTGTTCTGGTGGTGAGAAGGTAAAGGTGTATTGCGGGAGCAAGCGCTGAGCAAGCGCTGCCTGCTCTTCGTTGCTTCCGATCAAAGTCACCGTGACGCGCCACTCTGATCCGCTGCCGACAGCTTGCGTCTCAAATTGGCGAATTGAAAAATCAACAGAATTGTCTTCATTCAGGCGAACAATGTCGCGCTGTGCTGCAGCAATTGCGTTGATCTTGCGGGTAAAAGTTTTTGTCATCTGCGGGTTCCTTCTTTGGCAGGCGTTGGTGCCTAAAAATATTTTCTCTTTATTTTTGCAAAAAGGCAACAAAAAAGTTTGCTTTTTTGCAAAAAAGTTCTCAGTCTGAAAACCTTGCGCCGTGGTCGCCGGCAGGCTTCCAGGGCTTTCCGCCCCAAGGGCTTGGCTCGAACCTTTGACACCTGCCGGCGACCACGCGGCGTGGCCGCGCGACGCTGTTTCAACAGGCATGCGCTCAAGGATTCTGGCCCGGTTGATCGCGAGGTCGCTCGGCCCAGGCTCCCAGTCTTTCCAGCAAGAAGCGCCAAGCCTTTTGTCAGACTTCCAGCGCTCTGCAACTGAAGGAAAATTGACAACAAATCCTCTGCGAACCATCTCCGCAACAAGAGCTTTGTGTCTCGATTCAAGCCACAACAATTTGTCGTAAAAGAAAATAACGTGACCTTTGCCGAGCGAGTAATTCTTTGGAATGCAAAATGATTTCTCGCGCTCATGCGCCTTTGCTGAAAGGGCAAACACCCTCGGCAATTCTCTATATTCTGCCACCAGGTGCTTGCTGTGAAGCTCTGATGGACAAACAACATTAATTCTTGTCATCTGGCAACCCCTTCAGGTTCCAAGTTCCTTTTTTCTTCTTCTTCATAGACTCTGGAAGAGGAAGGAGGAAAGAGAAAGAGGGGAGAGATTTGAAACCAAGCTGAAAAAGGGAACTTGGAACCTCTCCCTAAAACTGTCAGATCAGGCTGCCAGCTCAAGAAGCCTTTCTTCAACATCCGTCTTGAGTTTGCTGTTGTCGCCGAGCCATGCACGTTGCATGCGCGTCGCATTGTTCTGGCCAGCAACGTGATCTGCCCAGTGGGTGACGGAATTCAACACACCCCACCCGGTGCCGACTTCGGCGCCCGGCGCATTGTAAAGACTGCCGAGAATTTGCTGAATCTTTTTGGGCATCAGATCGCTGCCCATTATGTCAGACTCTCCTGCAAGTTCTTCCGCGCCAATGGCAGGAAGCAAAACTTTGCGCACAGCATCTTCAACAGAAATCTTCAGCTGGTCAAGTGTTCTGGCGCGTTTTTCGGCCAGAGCAAGGTTCTCGTGCGCGCTCTGAATCACCGCGTGCGCAGAGTCGGCATCGAATTCAGTCAGGTGATTTTGGGTATAGTTGATCACCCCTTCGCGCTCGGCCATCGCCATCGTGTTGGCACAAACGACCCGAACAGTGGTCGTGCGGCAGGTGATTGCGCGCCCGACTTCGTGCGGAGAGGTGATCAAGAGGTAGCCATTGACTTTGTCGCCAGGCTTGACGTCAAATGAATGGCCCAGTCGCGCGAGCGCCCAGACCGTTTTGCCGCCGCGCAGGCTTCCAGCAGTTTCAAGGGTCGCGCCGCCAGCTTCAACATACCTGCGCATGAAGCCGAGCATGTCAGAGTTTTGCAGTGGCTTCCAGCCATTGCCAGCAACAGTCAAAACCCGGTTGTCAGTGCTGCGCACCAGCGCTTTGCGCGGCAGCTCAATCACCCTGCCCAGCTCGCTGGGGTCTGAGGCAAAAGTCGGCAGGAGCTTGACTTCCCAATCCAGGCCGGAAGCCTTCAGCATTTCGTCAACACTGATGTTGCCGTCAACTCGTGCACCGAGGCCATGCCACGGCACTTCATTTGCGTAGGCCATTGTTTCGACTTCGTGAGACATTTTCTGATCCTTTTTTGCAGAGAGATGATCCCCTCTGCTGCCTCAAGCCTCGCCAAGTTTCCCTGGCGAGGCTGGTTGCGTTATGTGGAAACTATCAATCGGTCGGGAATGTGCCGCCAAAGCACATATCTTGCAATTCAGGACAGGTCGGCGTCACTGTAAGTTCTGCATAATTTGGCAATTTAGCAGCCTTTCTGAAGCCTTCTTCAGTGAGGATGACGCATTCGCCATCAGAAATAAGCAAGCCCTTCTTAACCAAGCTGGAAACTGTGCCAGAAAGCACCTTTCCTTTTGGTGCCTGATACTCTGAGTCGCTGTCGCTGATGCAGTCGCACCAAACTTGAAAATCATCTTGGTTAAATCTGTAATCCAGATTCCATTTCCACCTTGCGGATACGAAGTGGTTTTTCAGGACATTGTCAAGAACCGCTTCTTCGTTGGCTGTCAGCGTCATCTTCGTCTCTCCTCGGGTTGGTGGGGTCGCCCCCTGCTGATAAAGACTTTATGAACCATCCAAACAGAAAAGGCAACAATTTTCTTTCACTTTTTGAAAATATTTTCATTAATTATATCAACAGCTTAAAAGAAAAACGCCTGGAGGAACAAAAAACACTTTTCAAAAAGCCTTTTTTCGGGCAAGATTCCTTTCGCTGGATCCAAGCCAGCGAACCCTTTTGGAGAACAACAGTGACCAAAAAGCCAAATCTCCCTGCTGTCAAGGCAGAGAGCCCAGTCGCCGCCATCAGCGACGACTTTTACGAGCACCAGGGTGCCGGTCTTCAGAATGTCGGTGCATCTGACGTTCTAATCCCTCGGCTCAGCATCCTTCAGGCCTTGAGTCCGCAGATCAACAAGCGCAAGCCTGAATACATTGAAGGCGCCGAGCAGGGCATGATCTGCGACATCGGCACCGGCGAGCTTTTCAAGGATGGCGTGCTGTTTGTGCCTTGCTACTACTCAAAGGTCTATATCGAGTGGCACCCTCGCGAATCAGACAAAGGTCTGGCGGCCATTCACACTGATTCCGAAATCCTTGATCAAACCACGCGCAATCACCGCAATCAGCCTGTTCTGCCGAATGGAAACTACATCTCAGAAACAGCGCAATTCTTCGGCCTGAATCTCAACGCTGATGGTCGGCGCAGTTTTATCCCGATGGCTTCGACCATGTTGAAGCGGGCGCGGCGGTGGATGACCCTCGCGACTGGGGAAAAGCTGGACCGTGGAGACGGCACCAAATTCACTCCGCCGCTGTTCTATCGCGCATATCACCTCACGACTGTCGCCGATGGAAATGCGCAGGGCGACTGGTTCTCTTGGAAGATCGAGCGCGGACCTTCGCTGCCTGAGCTCGGCGGAGCTTTCAAGGATTTGGGCTTTGGAAATTGGCGCGCCTTGAAGGAAGATTGCGTTGATTTCATGAAGTCGTTGTCTGAGGGCAAGCTGCGCGGCGACATCGGCGCTCCGGAGGAAAGTTCTCAGCATGACAGCGAAGGAGCGATGTGATGGAGGATCAGGCAGAATTTGATCTACCTCAACCTGATTCTTCCAGGCCGGGCCTGCCTGCGCTCGACAAGGTTCTGCGCGAGGCCATTGACCTTGAGTCTCTTGTCGTGCAGCAGGAGAGTGAGCTGAAGGCCACCAAGGCTGCTCTTCAGCGGATCAAGACAGGCACGATCCCTGACATGATGGCCGAGCTTCAAATGGAGAAGATGACCTTCATGGGCTGGGAAGTCAGCGTCAGCGACTTCGTCAGCGGCTCTTTGCCGAAGGAGGCTGTGAAGCGTTCTGCAGCAATCAACCTGCTCGTCGGCTACGGCGCTGAAGGCCTGATCAAGACTGAGGTGAAGGCAACTTTCGGAAGGAGCCAGCACAATGCTGCAATTGATCTTGCTCAACGTCTTGTTGAAGAAGGATTCTCTGCAGAGATTGAAAGCGGCGTTCACACCCAGACGCTTTGCAAATTTGCACGCGACCGCATCGAGGCTGGCGAGCAGATCGATTTGGACATTCTGGGTCTTTACACCGGCAAGGTGGCGAAGATAAAAGAGGTCAAAAAATGACCACAATTATCGTCGGCGCCGGAATGGCTGGGCTTTTGGCTGGTTGCATGATCCGAGATCATCGCATTATTGAAAGCCAGCCGTCTCTTCCGAACAATCATCACGCAGTTTTGCGTTTTCGTTCTTCGGTTGTTGGGGATGTCGTCGGCATCCCGTTCAAAAAAGTCAGGATGATGAAGTGCGTTCAATCCTGGCAGAACCCTGTCGCAGACCAGCTGTCTTACAGCTACAAGACGAATGGCACTGCGCAGTTGCGCTCAGCAATAAGCGCAACTGGCGAGCTTGCGGACCGGTTCATCGCGCCCTCAGATTTTATCCAAAGGATGGCTGAGATGTGCACCATTCAGCATGGGTCAGATTTCGATCCCAATCTGTCACCAGGCTCTCCGATCATCAGCACAATGCCGATGCCAGCGCTAATGGTGGCGCTTGGCTGGAAGAACATCCCTGAATTCAAGACTCACAAAGGTTTCATCCTTCAGCGCTCTTTGAAGGATGTTGATGCGTATTGCACTGTTTACGATCCTGATCCGAGCAGTGCAATAACTCGCGTCAGCATAACAGGCGACAAGCTAATCGCAGAGCTCGCTTGGCCTCAGGAGACAGGGAAGGTTCTGGCCAGGGCGATGGACCTTCTCGGCCTGCCAGACCGCCTTGTCATTGCTGGCAATGAGGGATGGAGAGAACAGAAGTATGCAAAGATATCGCCAATCAGCGATGATATTCGCAAGAATTTCATCATGTGGGCAACAGAGAAGTTTGATATTTACAGCCTTGGCCGTTTCGCGACGTGGCGCCCAGGGCTTTTGATGGACGACATTGTCAATGACGTCCGTGTCATCCAACGACTCATCAACGGTGGATCGTCGTACCACCACAAGAAAGGCTGACCAAAATGAACGTGACTTTGATTGACTACACTGGCTGCGGGTCTCCTGACCCGGCGCGCCACGCGGCGAATGTCTTGGTGTTCACCAAGCAGACCCGCCTTGAGATGAAGCCGAATCTGTTCGCTCAGATTGAGGCTTGGAGCGATGAAAAGATCATCGCTGAGTTGTCCTATATGGCCAACACCATCCCGAGCAGTTGGGAATTCGTTGAATACAAATTCCTGATTACAGACGTGACCAGGGCTTTCACGCACCAATTCGTCAGGACCAGGACAGGCTCTTATGCGCAGCAGACGATGCGCGTCTTGAATGTTGACGGTTGGACCTATGGCTACGGGCCGACGACCAAGCCTGTTCAGAGCATCCCATTTGATGCTGAAGACAGTGCACAGGCGGACAGGTCTGCATTTTACGACTCAACGATGCAGATGATTGCCAACGCCTATAATGATCTGATCGAGATGGGCGCAAAGATTGAGGATGCTCGCGGCGTTTTGCCGACAAACATCCACACCAACATCGTCGCGAAGTTTTCGCTGCGCTGCGTTGCTGATATGGTACGGAAGCGTTCTTCGCCGAGGACCCAGGGCGAGTATCGCGATGTCCTGGAGGCCATGCGCGCCGAGGTGATCCGCGTTCATCCTTGGGCAAGTCTTTTCATTGACAGGGATTTTGACCGATCAGCGAAAGATCTTGATGCTGCGATTGCAGGATCAAGCCTTGCTCCCGAAACCAAGACAGCGATGATGAAGCTCGTTGATCAGTTGAGGGCTGCGTCATGACTGCTATTATCGTTGACCTTGACGGCACGCTCTTCGATCACGATCACAGGATTGATTTTGCGAAGAACAAGGACTGGGATGGCTATCACAGCAGGCTCGGCCTTGACAGGGTTCATCTGGACGTGATGTGGTTGCTGAAGGTTCTGCCAAGCTATGTCCAGATCGTTTTCTGCACTGGCCGGCCTGAGAAGTGGAGGGCTGCGACAATTGCGCACATGCGCAAGCACAACATCATTGTCCCGGACGAGCTTTTGATGCGCCCAGACAATGACTTTTCCAAGGACTCAATCTTGAAGCCTGCCTTGCTTGAAGGTTTCTTTGGCGGCAAGCAGGCGACAATTGACAATGTCAAGTTTGTTCTTGATGACCGCGATGCTGTTGTCGAGGCTTGGCGCAATTACGGACTTGTTTGCTGGCAAGTCAGGCAGGGGAGCTTCTGATGGAAAAGCCGAAAAAAGTTCCTGACTTCCTGCGCGACGCTGCAGCGATATATGAACAGCGCAATTCTCTTTACGGCGATAACTACAAGCGCTTCGGTCTGGTAATGGTTGCCTTGTTTCCGCACGGGATGAACCTTGAATCATCCGAGGATTGGAACAGGGCAGGCATCTTCGTTCAGATGGTCAGCAAGATTACGCGCTATGCAAATTGCTGGAGCTCAGGTCACGATGATAGCCTTGATGACCTGTCAGTCTACACGATGATGCTCAGAGAGCTTGATGGAGAGGCTTTTGACAGCACCTCTCTGAAGGCACCTCTTCAAGAAATGCAAGACGAGAATGGCGCAGCCTGATGTTTGGTGTTCGCCAAAACTCTGTCTTCATAAAAGTCTCGCAGGTCTGTCCGAGTGCCTGCGACGATCGTCTGGTCCGCGTCAAGGACCCTTTCCTCCCTGCAAACTTCCCTGGCGTTTCGGCGCCAGGGCTTTTTCCAATATTGTTTGACGGAGCTTGATGTGACAATAAGGTTTTTCTTTGACACAGAGACGACGGACCTTGTATCAAACACTTTGTTGCCGATCAACCAGCAGCCAAGGATCATTGAATTTTATGGCTGCCTGCTTGATGATGAATATAAATTGATTGAAGAGGTTGAGAGCTTTGTTGATCCTGGCATTGACATATCGCCAGAGATAACAAGGATTACAGGCATAACGCCATCGCACATCGTTGGTGCGCCGAAGTTTCAGGTCATCGCTGAAACAGTCAAAAGCCTGATAGGCAGGGCTGATGAGGTCGTCGCGCACAATTTGAGTTATGACTTGTTCGTTCTTGAAACAGAGATGAAGAGAATCAACAGAACAGTCATTTGGCCAAAGCTGAAGACTTGCACTGTTGAATCCACTGAGTGGATAAAAGGCTACAGACTCAGCCTTTCGGCCATGCACGAAGAGTTCTTCAAAGAGCCTTTCTCCGGCGCCCACCGTGCGCGCGTTGATGTTGAGGCCATGATCAGGTGCTTCAAGCACGCAAGACAGGAGTGCTTGATTTGATTCGCATCAGGACAGGCTATTCCTTCAGAGAAGCAGTTGGGTCTCTGGAAGAGGTCGCGCAGCAACTCAAGTCAGTGCACCAATCAAATCGTTGGCCGATGACTGACCGTTCTTCAACCTTTGGTTGGTTGCGCTGGGAGAAGCTGGCCAAGAAGAACGGCGCAATACCTGTCTTTGGCGTCGAGCTTGCTGTCTCTGAATCAATACACGCCAAGAAGCCGAGCTTTGATTTCTGGACATTCCTCGCCAAGGGAGACTTGGCTTGCATCAACAGGCTTGTTGAGTTGGCCACCACACAATTCAGATATCGCCCGCTGCTGACCATCGATCAAGCGCTCGCGCAAGAAGGTGTGTACAAAATAGCAGGAAACAGGACAAACCCTTTGTCTGTCGGTGCAGGCAGGGAAGATTTGTTCTTGGCCCTTGGCCCAGGGACTTCGAGGGGACAGGTCGTGGCCGCGAAAAAGCTCGGTTGGAAGCTCGCTGCAGCAAGCAACAATCGCTACCCTCAAGAGCAAGACAAAGGGTTTTACGAGGTGCTCTGCGGAAGAAATGCAGAGACGCAGAGTTATCCGCAGCACATCCTCAGCGAAGATGAGTGGAAAGAATCAACACAGCAATTTACAGAATTCCACGAAGAAGCTCTGATCAACTCTTTGGCAATCCTTGAAGGCTGCAACTCAAAGCTCCCTCGTGCCGAGCTTCTTCGCCCAGAGAGGCCGGAAACATTGCTGGAGATGTGCATTAAAGGCGCCGAAAAGCTCGGTGTTGATCTTTCTGATGAAGTGTATTCAAAAAGATTGAGCAGAGAGTTGGACCTTATCCAAGAGAAGAAATTTGAGGATTACTTTTACATCGTTTCGGACATGTGCATTTGGGCGCGTGACAGGATGATCGTCGGCCCGGCGCGCGGGTCAAGTTGCGGGTCGCTCGTGTGCTATCTGCTCAGGATCACAACAGTTGACCCAATTCCTTTTGGCCTGATATTCGAGCGATTTATTGACATCAACCGTGACGATCTGCCAGACATTGACATTGACTTCAGCGACCAGCAGCGTCACCTCGTTTTTGAATATGTCAACGACAAATATGGCTCGGAGAGGGTCGCGCGGCTCGGCACTGTGGCAATGTTTCAACCGAGGTCTGCTCTGGCCGAGGTCGGCGCCGCACTGAGGATACCGCGCTGGAAGTGCGATGCTGTTTCTGAGTCGTTGATTGAGAGAAGCTCAGGCGACAGCCGCGCGCTCAACACTCTTGAAGACACCCTGAAATCAATGCCAGCAGGCAGGGACTTGATTGATGAATATCCTCAATCAGTCATCGCTGCAAGGTTTGAAGGCCACCCAAGGCACTACAGCCAACACGCTGCAGGAATCGTGATTGCCGAGCGTCCGATAACAGACTTTGTCGCAGTGGACCACCGCACAGGCGCGACGATGTGCGACAAGAAAGACGCAGAGGAGCTCAATCTGCTCAAGATTGATGCGCTGGGCCTTACTCAGCTTTCTGTCTTTGAAGATGCGTTGGAGATGGCTGGTTTGCCAAGGGATACGCTTGAGAAGCTGCCGCTTGAAGATGCTGCTGCATTTGACGTTCTCAACAACAGCAAGTGGTCTGGTGTGTTTCAGTGGAATGGTATGGCCCTTCAGTCAATAACAAAGCAATTCAAGGTCACCTGTTTTGATGACATTGTTTCTGTGACTGCGCTTGGGCGCCCAGGGCCGCTGGCCAGCGGCGGCGCGCATGAGTGGATCCGGCGCAAGAACAGGGTGAACCCGATTGAGTATCCTCACCCAATCTTCAAGCCATACCTTGAAGACACAATGGGCATTGTTCTTTACCAAGAGCAGGTAATGGAGATCGGCAGGCAGATCGGCAGCTTGTCATGGGGAGAAGTCACCGCCTTACGCAAGGCGATGTCCAAATCTCTCGGAAAAGAGTATTTCGATCAATTCGGCGATCCTTGGAAGAAAGGCGCTATAGCTCGCGGCGTTGATCCCAGCAAGGCTGACAAGGTTTGGGACGATTTGTGCGCATATGGCGCTTGGAGCTTCAACAAAAGCCACTCTGTTGCATATGGATTGATCAGCTATTGGTGCTGCTGGCTGAAGGCGCATCATCCATTCGAATTCGCTGCAGCGACACTGACTCATGAAACAGACCCAAACAGGCAGATAATGCTTTTGAGGGAGATGGTGGCAGAAGGCTATGAATATGTGCCATTTGACCCAGATCAGTCAACTGACAGATGGACAGTCGGCTCAAGAGATGGCAAGCGCGTTCTTGTTGGGCCTTTGTCGGCTGTCAAGGGCATAGGGCCAAAGATGGTCAGCCAGATCATGAGTGCGAGAGCGCGCGGCGAGAAGATTGATGGTCGTGCTGCTAAAATTATGCAGTCAGCAAAAACAGACATTGACAGCCTTTTTCCAATAAAAGATGCATTCAGAAGGATTCTGCCTGATCCTTCTGCAAGGAACATTCACACCCCTGCCACACCAATCTTCAATGTTCAGATCCAGAGCGAAGATTATGATGTGTTGGTCTTCTGCACACTTAGCAAGATCAATCCGCGCGACGAAAACGAAGCAGTGATTGTGGCCCGGCGCGGTCATGAAATAAAAGACGGCAAGACTGCATCTCTCAACCTTCAGTTGACAGACGACACAGACACGATCTTCGGCAAGATTGACAGATTCAAGTTTGCAGAAATCGGCAGGCCAATCATTGATCGCGGCAGGGTCGGCAAGGCTCTTTACGCAGTGAAGGGTCGTGTCAGGGGCGGTTCGAGCTTCAGGATGATAAGCATAAAATCGGTTAGATACATAGGAGACATGGCGGAATGAAAGTTAGCAGCCTGAGCGACCTGCCTCAGACAATGAGTTACCTTCGGCGCGTTGGCGCTGAACCTCGTTCATTGCGCACAGCAGTTGTGAAGCAGGCTCAAGGCCGATACTGGCGCGACATGGCAGTGATCAAATTCAAAAAGACAGGAGAGATTGACTGCTCAACAGCAGAGCACTCTCCGACAGAGCTTGAGCAGAATTCGATAATGTCTGAATTCTCCAGCGTTCAGTGGCCAGAGCTCAAAAAGATTCAGAGCATAATAAATCCGCCTGAGATGATAAAAGTTGCAGAGAAAGAATCACTTTTTGAGTTCCGGGACACAGACAACAAATTGATAATGATTCAGGTGCGCCTGGACAAAGAAGGCGAAAAAAGATATGTCCCATGGACCTATTGGGACGACGATCAGTGGCGGAATTGCGAGCCTGATGGGCCTTTGCCGCTTTGGGGTGCAGACGCATTAAAGGAACACACCACAGCCTTCATCCACGAAGGCGCAAAGGCTGCCAGGAATGTGCGCTGGATGGTCGAGGGAAAGACTGCAGAGGCTCGCAAAGCCTTGGCCGAGCATCCTTGGGGTCAGGAGCTTGCGCACGCGGCGCATGTTGGCTGGATCGGCGGCGCGATGAGTCCTTATCGCACTGATTGGTCTGCGCTCCAGAAGTCTGGCATCAAAAGAGTTTACATCGTCGCAGACAATGACGAGCCAGGCAGGAAGGCGGCACCCTCAATAGCCTATCACATGAGGGTCCCAACCTTCATGATTCAATTCACCAATGAGTGGCCAGAGCATTTTGATCTTGGCGACAAATTCCCACCGAAGATGTTCGGTGGCGTCGGTGGTTCGGAGCATTACACCGGCCCACAATTCAGGGAATGCCTTCACCCGGCAACATGGGCCACAGACCTTGTTCAACAAAAGCAAGGCAGGCCGACCGCGCGCTTGAGAAGCAACTTCAAAGATATGTGGGCATACATTGAAGAGGCCGACATATTTGTTTGCACAGAGATGCCAGAGATAATTCGCTCTGAGTCTGTTCTCAATAAGATGCTTGCCTCTTATTCCCACGTCAATGACACAACCAGGCTTTTGGTGAAAGAGTTTTCTGGCAGGTCGGCGCGCATCTGCTACAGGCCAGACAATCCTGGGCTTTTGGTGACGTTTAAAGGCTCTTCGGCGATAAATCTCCATGTGGCATCAACGATACGACCTTCGCCTGGAGATTACAAGCCTTGGCTTGAGTTTCTTGACTATCTGTTCCCGAACAAGCAAGAGCGCGAGTCTGTCATGCGCTGGTGCGCGACAATCATCGCTCGCCCTGAAATAAGGATGGCCTACGGGCTTTTGCTTGTCAGCGAGAGGCAAGGGGTCGGCAAGACGACCCTCGGCTCAAACATCCTTGCGCCGCTTGTCGGCACGCACAATGTTGGCTATCCTGGCGAGTCAGATATCCTCGGATCATTCAATGACTGGATGGCGAACAAAAGGCTGGTAATCGTCAACGAGATATACTCAGGATCTTCATGGAAAGCCTACCACAGCCTGAAAAGCGTCATCACAGACAGGGATTTGACTGTCAACCAGAAATACATGCGCCAATACCAAATTGACAATTGGTGCCACGTTGTGGCCTGCTCCAATTCCATGCGCGCTCTCAAGATGGAAAATGATGATCGCAGGTGGTTCTATCCAGAGGTGACAGAGGTTCCTTGGCCGAGCAGCAAATTCTCTGAATTGAGGCAGTGGCTTGACAATGGCGGACTTCAGATCATCTGTCATTGGGCGAAAAACTTTGGCGAATATGTGCGGCAAGGCGACCGTGCGCCGATGACTTCGCGCAAGCAGGAATTGATTGAAGGCAGCAGGTCAGACGCCCAGAGAGAGGCAGCAGCACTGGCAGAAGTAATGAAGGACCGCAGCTCGCCAGTCGCTTTGGCGATAAAAGATGTTGTTGCTTGGGTCAGGGCAGCAACGCAAGGCAAAGTCTTCGACAGCGATTATGAATTGCGTAAGGCAATGCAAGATGTCGGTGTGCGGTGCTGGGGCAAAAGAGTTAAGATTGCTGGCAGGCTTCAATATGCCATGGTCAATGATGCGCTGTGGGACCTTCTTGCAAGGGCTGATGACGAAAAAGACCTTGAAGAAATCCGCAACCACAGGCTTTTGCCCTCTCAACTGATGGAGCATGAATTGTGATTGTTTTGACATTTGTTCTGTGCCTTGCCGGGCAATGTGAGCCAGGCATTCAATATCAACGCGCAGCAGGCTATGGCGAAGCTCGTGCTTGCAGGTTGGCTTTCGATTATGTGAGGGCCAGAGCGCGCCCTGAAGCGGTGTTTAAAGATGTTGAATGCAAGCTGGAGGAGAAGAAATGAGCGACATGCGCGATGGCCTAAAAATTGGCTTGGGTGTGGCACTTGTTTTTGGGGTGCCTATTGCTGTCGTCTGGGGGGTGATCATCCTGATGGCTTGGTTTCAAAAAACATTGGGCCTTTGACGAGAAAACAATACCGATGAATTTTCTTTCAGAGAAAGATGTCCGTAGCTGGTGGCGAGATGAAGCAAAGGCTGCAGGGGAAGAAAAATGCCTTTTCTGGATCGAACCAAAGGCGGGATCGACATTTGGTTTCCCTGATTTGCTTTATGCAAAAGGTGGAGTGCTTCTGCCGTTTGAGTTAAAGATTGGTGAGTTGACAGGTAACACTTTGGTTTGGAAACAAAGAGTGATTCAATCAATATGTTCAGCAAAGATGATGTCGGCTGGCGTCGATGTGTTCACCTTTGTCGGTGTGCGAAACACAAGCAAAATTGCTTTTCTTCACACCTCTCAAGGATTCCTTGGGAAATCAACAAATTGGCAAGAAATTTCCTGTTTTCGAGAAATTTGGGAGAAGGCTCGGCCAGGTTCCAAGTTCCTTTTTTCTTCTTCTTTCTAGACTCTAGAGGAGAGAGAGAGGAAGAAGAAGAGAGGGGAGTTTCGAAAACAAGCTGGAAAATGGAGCTTGGAACCTTTTCGGAAAGGAAACTAATATGTGGAAGTTAATTCAAATATTCAGAGGCAAGACGCTGGCTTCTTGTGCTGTGCTTGTTGCTTGTGGGGCAGAGGTGTATTGCCCTGTGAAGAAAGAGCGCAAAAGAATTCGCTCAACGAGAGGCAAGATTGTCATTGTTGATGCTCCTGCTTACTATGGTTGGGCGTTCATGAAAGGCTTTCCTGATCCGAGCGCTCTTGCTTTTCACGCAGATGTTAGGTTCAAGATAATCGAAGGCTCTGCAGCCTGTTTCTCTGATGATCAGATAGATCAAATAAGAGAAGACGAGCGCAGGTGGAATGCTCAGCACTCTTTCCCTGATGGGCGCAAGCCTTTTGCTGAAGGAGAGAGAGTAGTTGTTTGTGGCGGACTGCTCAAAGGCAGAGACGTCGTTGTTGTTAAAGACCAAGGGAGCATTGTTTTGATAAAAACAGGAGATGAAAATATTTTTTCCGTCATCAAAATAAATCCTTTTCTTTTGGACCGTTTTGGCGCATAAAGGGGTTGAGGTTGATCAGCTGGAACCTATATGGTGGACCGCTAACTTCAAAACTGCAAAAGCAGCCAAGGTGTAACTTTGCCTTTTTTCCAAGAATAAATGCCAGACCCATACTATCAGACCCCTTTATGGAAGCAGCTGAGAGCAGAGGCTCTGAAAAGGGATTTGTTTCGCTGCACCTTTGCTGGTTGCAGCTCCCGTGCTTCAATTGTTGATCACATTAAGCAGCGGAGCGTAGGCGGGCTTGACGAGCTTTCAAATTTGAGAAGCCTTTGCCACCATCATCACAACATGCGTCCTCGCCTGTATGCGGGCCGCGTGGCGGGCTGCGATGCAGAAGGTTGGCCCATCCCGCCCCAGGCGCCCAAGCTCGGCCAGAAGGCTCGGTTTGGCCGTGCGAAGCGGTAGGGGGGCAAAATCTTTGGGCAAAGGGGCAAAACCGAATGGGGATTCAACTACTTTCAAAACCGCGAAATGAAAGACAAAAGTGATGGCTGGAAGAAGGCCGAAACCAACGCATTTGAAGCTTGTTACCGGAAACCCTGGAAAGCGTGCGATAAACAGTTCTGAGCCAAATCCGAACAGGGGCATTCCAGCCCAACCAAAGCACCTCTCGCCTGAAGCAAAGTTGGCTTGGGACAGCTTTTCTTCAATGTTGGATAAAATTGGCGTTCTCACTGAAGCTGATGGGGCGGCGTTGGAGCAAATCAGCGAAACTTATGCAGAGGTCGTTTCTCTTCGAGCTGACATAGCCACAAATGGACGATTCCAGACCGTTTCCACAAAATCAGGCGACGAGATGGAGCGCTTGCGTCCTGCATATTCAGCGTTGATGGACGCTGATCGTCGGCTTAAAGCATGGCTTGTTGAGTTCGGCGTAACACCTGCAGCCAGAGGAAAAGTGAAGGTAAATGGCGCAACCGAAAAGCAGGAAGACCCTTCTTCCGCCTATTTCTGATGAGCCAGAAGACCACACAACCGCATGGGCGCGCGATGTAGTAGCCTCTCGCGTTATAGCCGGGCCTCATATCCGCAACGCTGCCAAGCGGCACTTAGCAGACCTTAAAACCGGCAAGACGCGCGGCTTAGTTTGGGATGTCACTGCCGCCAACAAGGCGATCTCGTTCTTTGAGGTGGTGCTACGCTTGAACGGCGGGCAGTTTGAAGGCAAGCCCTTCACGCTGCATCCGTCGCAGAAATTCATAGTTGGCAGCCTGTTCGGCTGGAAACGGGCGGACGGCTCACGGCGCTTTCGCCGGGCTTATATCGAAATCGCAAAGGGCAACGGCAAGTCGCCCTTGATGGCTGGTATTGGCATGTGGTGCCTGTTGGCGGACGGCGAGGACCGGGCCGAGGTTTATGCGGCGGCGTCCAAAAAGGACCAGGCTATGGTTCTTTTCCGGGACGCGGTTGCGATGTTTCAGCAATCGCCCGCGCTGGAAAAGCGGTTGACGCCTTCCGGGGGCAACCCAGTTTGGAATTTGGCGGACCTGAAGACGGGCAGTTTCTTCCGCCCGATAAGCAGCGATGACGGGCAGTCTGGCCCGCGTCCAAGTTGCGCCTTGTGCGATGAAGTGCATGAGCATCGCAACGGCACGATGATTGAAATGTTGGAACGCGGGTTCAAGTGGAGACGCCAACCGCTCCTGATTATGGCGACCAATTCAGGCTCCGACCGGACTACGGTTTGCTGGCAGGAGCATCAGCACGCGGTGCGGGTTGCAGCCGGAACGCGCGAGCCGGACGACGCCGCTACCTTTGTCGGGGAAGTGCTGGACGACGAGGCCTTTAGCTTTGTTTGCGGGCTTGATCCAAGCGACGATCCGCTTGAAGACCCGAGTTGCTGGACGAAGGCGAACCCGCTTTTAGGCGTGACAGTGCAGGAGGATTATTTGGCCGGCGTAGTGCGCCAGGCCAAGGCGATACCGGGCAAGCTGAACAACATCTTGCGGTTGCACTTTTGCACTTGGACGGACGCTGAAACGGCTTGGATGGCACGGCCCGCGCTTGAGGCGGTGCTGTCTGACTTTGAGCCTGAGAGCGAGCATAGCGGCGCGCAAGTTTTTGTGGGCTTGGATTTGTCCGCCACGCAAGATTTAACCGCGATGGCCTTTGTTGTGCCGACCGGATTTGTGGACTTGCCGCGCGATGATGGGCAGATGGCGCGGTTGCCGACCTTTGATGCATGGGTAGAAGCCTGGACGCCAGGCGATACGCTTCATGAGCGCGCGTTGCGGGATAACGTGCCTTACGATCTTTGGGTTAAGGACAGCTTTCTGAATGCCGCGCCTGGCCGGATGGTGCGCTTTGATTTTGTTGCTGCGCGATTGGCTGAATTGGTCGGCTTATTTGAAATAGCAGCTGTCGCGTTTGATATTTACGGCTTCAAGAAAAACTTCGAGCCTGAGCTTGATAACTTGGGTGTGACGCTGCCTCTTTGGGAACACCCACAAGGCGGCAAAAAGAAATCGCAGGCTGGGCTTTGGATGCCCGGCTCCAAGATGATGTTGGAGCAGCTTATTCTCGAGCGCCGGATACGGTTGCGCCGCTCGCCGGTGCTGATCTCGGCCATGATGAGCGCCAGCGTGGAAGAAGACCCATGGGGAAACGCTTGGTTTTCCAAGCGCCGTGCGGTGAACAGGATTGATGCCTTGATCGCGCTTGCGATGGCGGTAGGGGCTGCGACATCGCAGGCCGAGGGTAAATCGTTTTGGGAATAGGAGGCGGGATGCCCTTCTGGTCGCGCCTCTTTGGGCGAAAAACACTCGAACAGCTTCCGCCTTTTGCGCGCTGGCCCGAAAGCAAGGCCGGGGTGGACATCAACACCACAACCGCGCTTGGCGCTGCGACGATTATGGCTTGCACGCGCGCCATTGCGGAGGGCGTGGCGCAGACTGAAATCAAGTTTCACCGGCAGTCGGGCGGGAAAGAACGCATTCTTGACCATCCGCTTTTGCCGATCCTGACAAGGCGCCCGAACCCTTGGCAGACAAGTTTCGAGTTTCGGGAAACGCTGCTTTTCCATCTGGTTCTTTGCGGTAATGCTTTCGTCTTTGTCAATCGCGTGCGCGGGCAAGTGGTGGAATTGATACCGATTGAGCCTGGCAAGGTTTGGGTTCAGCGCAACCCCGACATGACGATGACTTACACCGTCACCTTTGAAGACGGGCGCGCGGCAACCTTGACCGCCGCAGATATTTGGCACTTGCGCGGCCCGTCCTGGAATAGCTGGATGGGCCTAGAGGCTATCAAGGTGGCGCGTGATGCCATCGGCCTGAGTATCGCGCTGGAAACCTCGCACGCGCGTTTGCACAAGAATGGGCTGCAACCTTCCGGCGTCTATACGATGGAAGGGACTATGGTTGAGGAGCAATACAAGCGGCTTCGCGCGTATCTTGAGCGGCACTTTGCCGGGGCGGAAAATGCGGGAACGCCTTTGATCTTGGACCGAAACGCCAAATGGATTCCGCAAACCATGACTGGAGTGGATTCGCAGCATCTTGAGACCCGCAAGCACCAGATCGAAGAAATCTGCCGCCACATGCGGGTGATCCCGCTTATGGTGCAGCACAGCGACAAGACGGCGACCTATGCCAGCGCCGAGCAGATGTTCATCGCCCATGTGGTTCACACCATTGCGCCATGGGCGACACGCTTCGAACAATCTGCCGAGGCTAACCTATTGGCGCCGGGTGAAGACGTGGACATTCGCTTCAACCTGAAAAGCCTGATGCGCGGCGCGGCAAAGGATCGCGCCGAATACTACGCAAAGGCGCTTGGTAGCGGCGGCTCGCCGGCATGGATGACACAGAATGAAGTGCGAGAAGACGATGGGCTTGACGCAATCGAAGGCGGTGACGCCTTGCCGCAACCTGCAAACATGACCACGCCCGCACGTGTGGAGAATAACAATGCAGCGACTTGAATTTGCTCTTGAGGTCAAAAGCCTTGGCGACGACGGGATTTTCGAAGGCTATGCCTCAGTCTTTGGAAACCGTGACGAAGGCGGCGACATCGTAGAGCGTGGCGCCTTTGCGCGCACGTTGCGCGAGCGTGGCGCCAAAGGCGTGAAGATGCTTGCCGACCATGATCCCACCAAGCGCATCGGCGTGTGGGAAGAAATGGCGGAAGATGATCGCGGCTTGCGCGTGCGCGGGCGGCTGCTGACTGAAAAGAACATCGGGCGCGAGGCGCATATTGATTTAAAGGCAGGCGCGCTTGACGGTTTGTCTATCGGATACCGGGTAAAGTCTGATGCCTATGATGGCCGGCGCCGTGCGCGGGTGCTGAAAGACTTGGACCTGTTGGAAGTTTCGCTGGTGTCGTTTCCGATGAATGACGCGGCGCGCGTGACGGCGGTTAAATCGCTGTCAGTGGATGAAATTCGAGAGATTGAGGACTCCCTTCGCGACGAAGGGCAGCTTTCGGCGGCACAGTCCAAGCGGGCTGTCGCGATCCTCAAGAAATGGCTTCAGCGTGACGCTGAAGTGCCGAACACGACGCCTCGTGACGAGGTGGTCGCGGCTGAACTGGCGGAAATGATCCGCCGGAACATCGCAACCCTCTCATAAGGCAATCAAAATGGATATGGAAATCAAGTCCCTGCTTGAAAAGCAGGGCGAAGCCTTTGCCGCGTTCAAGGCAAGCGTGAATGATGAAATCGTCGAACTGAAGAAAGGCGCGGCGGACTCCGTGACCAGCGAAAAAGTTGGTCGCATCAATGACGCGCTCGACAAGCTTGGCGATGAAGTCAAGGCCGCCGTGAAGCGTTCTGATGAAATCGAAGCCAAGGCGAACCGCCTGGCTTTGCTTGGCGGCGCGGCTACGGAAGTCGAAACCAAGGCGGCTGTAGAGTTCGCTCGCCAGACTGGCCGGCAGGTCACTGTTGACGATATGCGCGGATATAAGTCCGCACTTTTCGGCATGAATGGCCCGCTTCGCAAGGCTCGCCCGGATGAAGCCGAAACCAAGGCGCTTTCTGTCGGGTCTGATCCTGACGGCGGCTATCTGGTGACGCCTGACACCACGGGCCGCATTGTGACCCGGATTTACGAAACCAGCCCAATGCGCCAGGTCGCGTCGGTGATGTCCATCGGCACTGACGCGGTGGAAGGCTTGAACGATCTTGGCGAAAATGGCTTTGCCTGGGTTGGCGAAACCAGCGCGCGGACAGAAAACCTGACGTCGCAACTCGGCAAGTGGGCCATTCAGGTTCATGAAGCTGTGTCCGTTGTTTCCGCCACGCAAAAGGTGCTGGAAGACGGGCGCCTTGATCTGGAAGCCTGGCTGTCCGCCAAAAGCGCCGACCGCATTGCGCGCGGCGAAAATGCGGCTTTTGTGAACGGCGATGGTGTCAGCAAGCCTCGCGGCTTGGTGTCTTATCCGACCGCCGCGACGGTTGACGCTTCCCGCGCTTGGGGCACGTTTGAACACATCAACACAGGCGCTTCTGGCGCGTTCCGCACGCGCTCGGGCGATACCAACCCGGTCGATGACTTGGTGAACGTGGTCTATGCACTGAAGTCAGGCTTCCGCAACAACGCGCAGTGGATGACTTCGCGCGCCGTGTTGCGCGAGGCGCGCAAGCTGAAAGACGGCCAGGGCAATTTCATCTGGCAGCCTGCGGCGGTTGCGGGCCAGCCTTCCGCGCTCTTGGGCTTTAATGTGGTTGAAGCGGAAGACATGCCGGCGCTGGGGGCGAATAGCCTTTCCATGGCCTTCGGTGACTTCCGCGAGGCTTACCTGATCGTGGATCGGATTGGCCTGTCGGTGCTTCGTGATCCGTACACCGCATACCCGTATGTGTTCTTCAAGTTCCGCAAGCGGGTCGGCGGCGGCGCCATCAATTTCGAAGCGGTGAAATTCGTCCGCTTCGGCACCTGATCAATCTGAGGCGGGCATGGCGCCCGCCTCTCTCCCCACATTCGGAAGCAAAGGAAAGCTCCCATGATTCGCGATCTTCACGATAACCTTTCGACTGCGCTGCTTGTCGCGCCGCAGACTGCGACTGCTGACGTTACGCCGGTAAGCGTGGACCTTCTCGGCTTTCGCGCCGCGATGGTGCTGCTTTACATCGGCATCGGCGGCATCACTTTTACCAGCACGAACAAAATCGAGTTTATTCTCGAACACAGCAACGACAATTCCACCTGGAACGCTGTTGCTCAATCTGACGTGCTTGGCCATACTGTGGTTGCTGGCGGAATTGTTCGCTCGCTGGTTGCTGCCAAGGCGGCTGCTGATGTGCAGAAAATTTCTTACATCGGCGGGCGCCGTTATGTGCGCTTGACGCCTGATTTCAGTGGCACGCACGCAACTGGCACGCCGATGACCGCCTTTATGGTGCGCGGTATGCCGGAACAAATGCCGGTTGCCTGATGACTTGACGGGCCGCGTGGCAACGCGCGGCCCTTCCTTCTTTTAAGGCCGCGCCAATGTCTGAAGATTCTCTTGGCTTTATCGCAAAAATGGCAGCGGCGGCGGTCAGTTTTGGCGCTGGCTTCCGGGTGGCCTTTGCAGCGCACGCGGGCAAGCGTGGCTGGCACTTGGCATTAGAGGCTGTTGTGGGCGGCGCTCTTGGCATTATCGCCGCCGCTGGCGCTGTCTGGTTTGATCCCAGCTTGAAGGCGGATTCCTGGGCGATCTTTATCACAAGTGGCGCGGCTGGCCTGGCCGGCGCCATGGGCACGCGCGGGCTGGATTTACTGACTGAGTGGCTTTCGCGGAAAGCTAAGTAAATGGCCAACCAAACCGTCACCACAGCCCTTAACTACGACGCCGCCTCGATTTCCGGGCTGCTGAACGGCGAAACCATCACGATCAACTCCGGCGGCTCTGTCACGATCAACAGCGACGTGCGCTGGGGTCAGAACGCCGCCGTTCTTGGGATCATTGACGTAAACGAAGGCGAGCTTCGCATTAATGGCACCGAGACATGGTGGGTGCCGTTTTCGTCGGCCACCGGCACCGTGCCGGCGCTCGGCACGCAGGGCACCCTTGATGTCACGCGGGCAG